AGTATAGCACGTATACACGTTAAGGCTTGAGGTGTATAGCAGCTATACACGTAGGAGGGAATAAAGCAATGGGTGACAGGATAATTCACGACGCAGAAACCGGAGAATACATAGGGGAATATGAACAAGGCGACAGGATAGTTAAAGGCAGGTCAATAAATTCAGTCAGATATCAAATGTGGCTTGATGATGTTAGAAGCGGAAAATCCGAATGGCAAATCAAGGACTTTGTAAAGGTATCGTCGCAGGAGCAGGAATTATGGAATAAAGATTTGAGCGTGAACGAGAAAGCTTTTTTATATTCTATTCAACCTTATTTGTCATTTGATAATGACTTAGTGGGCAAGGATGGAATACAACTCAATACGGAAGATGTTATACATAACAGTGGATTGTCAAGGGGAACCGTAAATCTTGTTATTCATAGTTTAGTTAAAAAATTTATTTTATATAAAGGTGAGAACGGCAGAAGCAAGCAATATTTTATCAATCCTTGGATAATGTGCAAGGGTCTATATGTTGACGACGTTTTAAAGTCACATTTTAGAGATTACAAAATACGCATTATGAATAATAGAGCATGGGGAAGTTTAAGAGGATTACAAAAATAATTATAGTGCGCCGAGGAGTGAGAGAATAACTTTAGTTGTTTGGGCAAGTTATCTTGTCATTGGGTGGGTGGTTATAGTAGGCGCATTATATTTATTATAAAGGGTGACAATATGAACGAAGAAGATAAAAATAACCGCCAACTATTATATGCTGCAGTTTATCAGAGATATACAGAGGCAGGGGCCGGCCCAATAGAAGCGGCAACCGCAACCGAGGAAATGATATTCAAGCATATCAATAATCTATTTGGATTTCAAGGGCTCGCCTATCGGATGGGTGAAATAAGTTTTCCGTTCTTCTGCAAATACTTTCTTCAGGACACTTTCATCCCGAAAGAAAACAATGCCGCTCGTGAACTTGCGCCGGTGCATCTTGAGGTATGGGACGAGCTTGATAGGATGTTTTTGAAAGACGAATTCGACAAAGAAGAATTTATACTCCCCCGGGGATGTGCCAAAACAACAATAGTCGACTTTGCTTTATCTGTTTGGTTGCACTGCTATAAAAAATCAACTTATACTTTAGTTTGCGGGCGTACCGAACAGGACAGTACGGAATGTCTTGCACAAACAAGACAAGCCTTTGAGGAGAATAAATATATCCTTGATGCTTTTGGGAAGTTGGTAAACACAAAATTAACCGTCAACAAACTTGAATTAGAACTTTCCAACGGAACAAAGATACAGGCTATTTCCTCCACGTCCTCCATGCGTGGCAAAAAGTATGCCGGATGCAGACCCAGTGTGATAATTGCAGACGATTATCAAGGCAGAATTGACATTATCACGCAGGAGGCCAGGGACAAGAAGTATAACACTTGGATGGAAGACAGCGGGTACGCAGGGGATAAAGCAGTTTACCGCAAAAAGATAAAGATTAAACAGGCTACAAAGTTTATCGTTTGCGGCACTATCCTGCACCGTGACTGTTTTATGAGCAGGCTCCTACTCAATAAGGATTATAAGCACGTTTTGAAAAGAGCAGTTGATTTTGATGCAGACGATTTCTTTCACGCCGGACAGTGGGAAAAATTTCGTCTTATTTATTTTAACGATAAACTTCAAGACAGTGTTTCGGCTGCCAAAGAGTTTTATTTTCAGCATGAGCCTGATATGCAGTACAAAACCATCTGGGAAGATAAATTTGACTGTTTAGACCTTGCGATAGACTATTACACTAACCCGCAGGCGTTCAAGCAGGAAATGATGAACGACGCTTCAAAGATCGGTGATAAATGGTTTAAGTCTAATTTGTCAAAGCCGAAAGAAGATATTGAAAATCATATTTTTGTAAAGACAATGCTTTGCGTGGATCCGGCCTCTACATCAACCCGAAATTCAGATAGTTTTGCTTTCCTTGTTGGCTCGCTCGCTGACAACGATTTCAAATATGTCCGCAAGGGCGAGCTCCTAAAGATGGATGCCCGAACCGAGTTTGATAAATACATTGAGCATATCATCAAATTGCTTAAAGATTACACCGATATTACTTGCGTCTACATAGAGAAAAACACGTTCAACGGCTCTGATGCGAACCGCCTTGAGCAGTTTACTGAAGCGGATCCGCTGCTAAGGGGCAGAGGGATAACCATCGTCAATGAGGCTACGAGGGCAAACAAGGATGACAAAATCGCAAGTTGCGTCGCGGATGTAAACAACGGCAGGATTATCTTTAACGCCGAGGACACAGATTTCATTCAGCAGGTTATGGACTTTGCCGGGCAGGATTTCTCACAGCATGATGACGCGCCGGACATTGTGTCAGAATTTGCAAATCGGATAAATGACATTGTTGTGATCGGGACAATTACATTTATGGAAAAGAAATTACTATTTTAAGGCGGTGAAAAAATGTTTGATGTAAACGCAAACCGAGAGATATTGGCAAAGGTAAATGCAAACTTTCAGCGCCAATATCATGTCAATATGAAAATGTACATGTACTATATGGGCATAACCGACACTGGCCACGACCTTAGTGTATCATCTAACGGTTCATATGACGACATTTTTATCGATGAGTTTAATCTTGATGCCGAGGGCGCGGGCAATTATAACTATGTAAACGACCGTTATGACCACCGCATCAACACGAATTTTATAAAGAAGTTTGTCAAAGAGGAAGTCTCTTACTCTGTCGGCAACGACCTCACCTACACAAGCCACAAGGGCGACGACAAGATAATTGACCTGCTCAGAATATCAACCGCTCACTGGAAAGCCGATCACGACGCAACACTGGCAAAAAATATGCTGATATATTCGGCGGCGTATGAGCTTTATTACATCGACAAAGATGCTCAATTCTGCGCGCGGGTTATTTCTCCACGGCATGGTATCGCTTATGTTGGCCCCTTTGACAATGTGATATTTTTTCTGCATATTTTTAGAAAAGCCTACGACACAAAACAATTTATAGATATTTATACCGATGCCGAAATAATCCACTGTGATGATGTGTTTACCGAGATAGGCCGTACATCCCACCCCTTTGGCTGCGTCCCTGTGGGCGTTGCAAATTTAAGCGAAGAGGGATGGCTCGACAGCCTTTATAAAGACCTTAAAACTTTACAGGACGCATATGAGACAAATTTAAGCGATATTTCAAGCGAGATTACAGAGTTTAGAAACGCTTATCTTGTTTTGAATAACCTTGATTTGCAAGATACAGACCTTGCCACGATGAAAAAGCAGGGCATTATGAAAACAAAAGGCAAAGACGGCTCCGCTGCTTGGCTTATCAAAACTATCAATGACACTTTCATCCAAAACACTTTGACAACGCTTGAGGACAAGATGTTTCAGATCTCTTGCCATATAAACAGCAACGAGAAAATGAGTGCCAACACATCAAGTCTGGCGTTGAGGGCCCGCCTTATTTCTCTTGAAGAAAAATGCAAACTTAACCAAAAAGCCCTTGCAAACTGCGTAAAAACTCGGCTGCAAATGCTTTTGATCTACATGAACGGTTTGAAAAACACGTCTTACGATTACAGGGACATAAAAGTTAAATTTACGCCTAATATTCCGAGTGACGACCTGACAAATAGCACGGTTGTCACCGCTTTGGGTGATAAATTAAGCACCGAAACCGCCTTATCCCTGTTCAGCTTCATTGATAACCCCGCAAACGAAGTAAAAAAAGCTCAGGCAGAAGCAAAGGCGAACAGTGTAGGGGCTTCGCTCTTGGCTCCCTCTGCGCCGCTTGCAGGCCCTCCGGCTATGCCGGATAAGGCGGCCATGCCTATGATGGGGGCTAAAATGTGAATAAGGAATACCAATCATCTGTCGAGCAGATCAAGGTAGATGGTGAGAATTACGCAACGTCTGAAATGAAAGGCGTTTTTTTGGCACAGGCGGCGGCACTTGCTGAACTCCATAAAATCATAGGCAAGGTTTACATTGACTATGCCAAAGACGGGATGCTATCGCTGACCACAGCCGAAAAGGCTATGATTACCGCAAAGACTACTAAAACTTTAAAGGATATGGGGCTCACGTTGGGCAAAAGTGAGGTTGATGCGGTCAAGGGCATTCTTGCCAATGTTTTCAAGGATACATATTACAAAAATATTTACACCCTTGAAAGTGGCATGACCGTCAATCTAAAATTCAACATCCTCAAAGAAGAGTTTGTTGATGCTGCGGTCAATGCAAAATACAAAGAAGAACTATTTAGTGACCGTATCTGGACGAATAAAGCCGATATGGTTGACGCTCTACAAAAAAATATCACCGGTGCCATGAAAGGCGACGTCACCATTGACAAAATAGGCAGACAAATAAGAGATACCTTTAATGTGACTGCCTATGATAGTCAGCGGCTTGTAAATACCGAGGTGGCCCGTGTGCAGACGCAGGCAAGTGAGGACATGGGCAGAGATACGGGCGTTGTAGAGGTCATGTGGAGCGCAACGCTCGAAAATAACACATGCGACGAGTGTGCGGAGCTGGACGGGCAGACATATCCCATTGATGAAGCGCCGGACTGCCCTGAACATCCGGAATGTAGGTGCTGTCTTATTAATGTGCCATATGAGGGATGGAGCCCCACACAACGCAGGGATAACGAAACAAAAGATTTGATTGATTATAAAAATTATGCCGACTGGGCAAAAGACAAAGAAATACAGTAATTAAGCACTTTTAACGAGGTGCTTTTTTTATATCAAAAATTAATTATGCACTTCGCGGATTGATTTACGCGTAGGGCAAAAAAGGAGCTTATCAAAATGGATATCGCAGAAGTACAAGCATTTATGGAAACCAACAAGGATTTGCCCGAGGTTAAAAATTATGTCAACGGTTTTTTGACAGTTGATAGAGTTAATGGCTATTTAGAGGGCGACGATGGCAAGAAAATTCTTCAGCCGAGGCTTGACACATATCACAACAAAGGCCTTGAAACTTGGAAAACCAACAACCTTAACAAAATGGTCGATGAAGAAGTCACTAAACGCTTCCCGAAAGCCGACCCGCGTGATGTGGAACTCGGTCAGGTTAAGTCTGACCTTGCGGCCATAAAACTGGATGCCCTACGAAAAGACCTGACAAACAAGGCATTAAAAACGGCGCAGGATAAAAAGCTCCCGACAGATTTGATTGACTTTTTTGTGGGAAATGACGAGGAAACCACAAGCAAAAATCTTGAAAAGTTTATCGCAACGATGGCCACTCACGATGAGGCCATTAAGACCGAATTTGCAAAGGGAAATAGTTACACACCCCCGGCAGGTGACAAATCCGCTCTTGTTGGTGACGAAAAAGCAAGGGCAGAAATCGCCAAATACATGAAATAAATAAAAAGATGAAAGAGGTAATTTATAATGGCCGGTATTAATACACTCGCATACGCAACCCTATTTATGCAGGAACTTGACAAGCAGGTCGTCGCAGGCGCTACATCCGGCTGGATGGAAGGCAATGCAGGGCTTGTAATCTACAACGGAGGTAATACCGTTAAAATCCCTAAGATCAGCATGGATGGTCTTGGCGCTTATAGCCGGTCCGCAGGATTTGTGCAGGGCGCAGCTACTCTTGCCTACGAAACTAAAACATTGGGGCAGGACAGGGGCAGGACTTTCAGCCTTGACAGCATGGATGTAGATGAAACCAACTTTGTAGCAAACGCATCCAACCTTATGGGTGAGTTCCAGCGCACAATGGTTATCCCCGAAATTGATGCTTATCGCTACAGCACAATAGCGGCTCTTGCCCTTGCGGGCAGTAGGGTGTCAAACGGTTATACTCCGGTCGTGGCAGACATTTACAGCAAACTGAAAGCTGATATCGCAACCATTCAGGATGCTGTCGGAGTGGTACCGCTCGTTGTTACCATGTCCACTGCAACACTGACCGTTCTTGAGAGTGCTACTGCATTTACTCGCCAGCTTAATGTCGGAGCCTTCGCCGGAACAATACAGTCCGAAGTCAAACAGATAGACGAATGCCCGATAATTGAAGTACCAAGTGCAAGGCTCAAGACCGCTTATGTCTTCAATGATGGTACGACCACGGGTCAGACCGCTGGCGGCTTTACTCCTGCTGGTACAGCCAAGACAATCAACTGGATTATCTGCGCCGCTACCGCACCTATTGCGATCAGCAAAACCGACAATATGCGTATTTTTGCGCCTGATGTTAACCAGACCGCGGCTGCTTGGAAACTCGACTATCGCAAGTATCATGACTTGTGGATTATGGACAACAAGATGTCAACAGTCTTCGTGAACATTAAAGAGGCTTAATTTATGTTTGAACTTAAAAAGTTAAATGTTCATAGGCTTGTGGCGACTGAACAGGAAAAAATAAAACTCTTAAAAGAGGGTTTTATCGAGGTCTTGCAAAAAGTCGAGCAGGAAGTTAAAGAAAAAAGGGGCAAGGCGTAAAGCCTGCCCCTTCCTTTTAAGGAGGGAAGACAATTGAATGTTTACAGTATACCAACGACAGGGTGGGTACTCAAAGCAGACGGAACCACCGTAAATATTGCTGACATCCTGCAAAACAATTCAGGCGGGTATGGTATGGGTCTCGCGAATGATACGGCACCGCACACACCGCCAGCCGGACAAGTATTCACTGCAATTCAAGTCATTTCGGATGCAGTATTTTCAGCAATAATCTTTGACCCTGCAACACCTTTTACTGGAAATACGTTTACGGGTGTTACTATTCCCAAGGGCATAACTTTATATAGTCGCGTCACATCCTTTACACTCACGTCTGGAATTGTAATCGCCTACAAAGGGGTGTAGTTTATGCTCGGATTAGGGTTAAGCCTTATGCACAATTCAGGTAGATTCAGCAAAAACCTCTTAAACTTTACAACCTCACTGTATGCTAAATCTAACTCAACGTGGATAACCAATGGAGATAGTAGCATAACGCTGGCAGGCACAGTCAACTCTTATTCATCCATAAATCTAAATGGTACGCAGCAGTTGAAGCCAAACACGACCTATACGTTTTCAGTCGATTATATCACATCTATAAGTGCTCTGTATACTCAAGCCAACTTAGGCAAAACAAATAATGTTGATGATATAAGTTTTGGGGCTCTAACGATACAGAGCACTATAAGAACAACCGCAACAAAAACCTTTACAACCGATAGCACGGGACTATTTCATTTGGGAATATACCTAAATTCTAACACTCAGGCGGCCAATACTATTACAATTTATCATATCCAACTTGAATTAGGCAGTTCAGCCACGGCGTGGGAACAATATTAAATTTAAGGAGTGTTAAAAATGATTAAATTACAGGTAACGCAAAAGGTACAAACCGAAAATTCAACTCAGGTTCAGTTGAGCGCAACATCTGATGATTCGTCTGTGGGCACTGCATCAGATATAAATATTTCTGTGACACCCGATAAAGACAATTTTGTGATGGGCGGATTTTATGGGCTCGACTTGCAACCGATTTCTTAAAGACGAAGCGCCCAAAGGAGGTACGCTATGGCAGCACTTGACGATGTAAAAACAATTTTAAACATATCCGACACAACGAAGGATGCTTTGTTTGCGCTTTATATCCGCAAAGGTATTACCCTTATCACGGCATATATGAACGCTCCTGACCCGCCCGTCACAGACCCCGCCACATTGCCCGTAGACGTTGCTACAGTCTATGCCGACGCTCTTATCGAGTACGTTATACTCTGCTATCGCAAGCGCGGTAACGAGGGCATAAAGCAGTTTGCGCAGGGCGCAAGGAGCGGAACGTATGAGGACGGGCTTTCAGCAAGCATTAAGAACCTGCTGCCCTCACCATTTATCCGTATGGCACGCGCAAGGGACGGCAATTATGTTTGCTAATTATACAGTGGGCGTGTGGAATAGGGCGGCAAGTACAAAGGTAAACGGCGTTACCATCCCTGGGGCGTTGGCGCTCTTAAAAACAATTGACTGCGACATGCAACCGTATTCTACCGAGCTTTTAATCAAGACTTACGGCTATGATATTCCAGTCACAAAGAGGTTTTTTATTGAGGATATCGCAGGTATAAAGATCGGCACAATCTTAAAATACGGCTCAGACAGTCACGAAGTTAAGAAAATCGTGGATTGGGACAATTACTTTGATGTTTTCACGCTTGAGGTGACCTAATGGAATACAAGAGTTATAAAACCGAAGTTTTAGCCGCCATGAAACTCCACAAAAAAGAGTTTTGCTCCGCCGTTGGAACACTTGTGGTGGCAGAGGCACAGGGGCTTACTCCCGTTTTGTCAGGTAATCTGAAACGATCAGAAACATACGAGGTCATGCCCGACAATGTGGGCGTGACTGTTGGCGTAACCCCTGATGCTCCCTATGGTCTGTATGTCGAAAAGGGCATGGGACAAAAAGCACAACCGTTTTTAGAACCTGGAGCAATGAACGCTATACCCAAAATAATTAACGTTGCTGAACGAGTTTATAAGCAGATGGGAGGCTAAAAATGTTAGAACTTTACACTTTGATTTATAGCATAGTAAATCCCATTTGTACGGCTTTTGCTGACCATTTCCCCGAGGAAGAAGTAAAAGTTTTTCCTTATGCCGAGATAAAATTCCCAAATGTTTTACTGAACAACGAGTTTTCAGATAAAAATTTATTAGAGGTCGAAATCTGGGACGATAAAGACCCAGACATCAGGGAGATTGAGGGCTTAACAGATACAATCCATGCGGCATTAAACCGTTTGCAGTATAACGACGCGAATATGAACGTATCTATCAACCGCAACACACCTTACAGGCTTGTTTTGCCTGACCCGATTATCCATGTACAGCGCAGGGAATTGCGTTACTTAGTCACAGTTTATAAAAAATAGGAGGGCTTTAAATGCCAAACAGCACGAATACGATTGGATTTACCACAAATACCTCTAACAACCTGCTTATCGATGCCGGAGCAGTCTATAAAAACTATGGGCTTGCAGGCGAGGCATTAATCGGCGCTACATCCGGAGGCAACGAGTTTGCAATAGCCGTCAAAACCCGTGATGTAAAGGTTGACGGCATTAAAGGAACGGCAAAAGGCTTGACACGCATTGTAAGCACTGACGTCACCCTTAAAGTCAATATGCTTGAGCTCACAACGGACATATTGAAAATGGCTCTTATGGGTGTGGTCGATACATCTATTAATTCCGGATATGATACTATCACAGGCAAAACGGAGATAGCACTGACCGATTACATTGACAATATCGCCATAGTCGGTAGATTAAGCGGCAGTTTACAGCCGGTCATAATAATTCTCAAAAATGTTTTGTCAAGCGATGGTATAAAGTTTAGTAACAAAGATGCTGTCGACAACATTTTGCCAATCACATTCACGGCAAGCATTGACCCCAGTACACCGACCATTTCGCCCTACGAAATCAGATACCCGCAGGTTGGAGCATTGGCGGCATTTTATATGCTGGCAGCCCCGATTATAAACGGCGGTAAAATTCGCATGGACTTTAGCGACATCGTGGGCTTAACAGTACCGCTTACTGGATTTACAGCGAGCCTGCTTGGCGTAGGTGATACTATTACAGCCGCTGTTCGTGACCCGAATGATCTAAGCGTTATCAATTTGACCCTCACCACAGCCCCCACAGCAGGGCAGGCGGTTACAATCGCTTATGCACAGCCTACACTTGATGCAAATAGAGTTAAGTCACTGGCAGGCGGTTTGCTTGCAACATTCCCGATACTCAACGTAGTCAACAACTAAGATATGCCGCCTTAACTGGCGGCTTTTCTTTTAAAAATGGAGGAATAAAAATTGATTAGCACAAGTACAGTTTTTGACATGTTGCCTTCGGTTGTAGACCTTTACAACAAATTGGATATCGATGGCTACAGGAAGAAATTAGCTGAGAAAAACAAGGGTAAAACAGGCATGGATGCTGAAAAAATAGGCATAGACCTGTTTAAATATATCCTCAAAAACTCAGGGAAAATTAAGCCGGAAGTTTTTGAAATTGTGGCGACTTTTGAGGGGAAAACGGTCGAGGAAATCTCGGCGCAGAGCTTTATGGTAACTATAAATTCTTTGAAAGACATCTTTTCAGATAAAGAAACTACGGATTTTTTAGCACAAGCTATGGCGTAGGTTACGCACAAACCCTTTACTTACTCCATAGCCATTACGGGATAGACCCTACATCAAAATTGAGATTGAAAACGATAGCAAAATTGCTTATTGACGCATATAAAAAAGACGCAGAGGACAGGCTTTGGCAGCAATGGTTAGTTCTCTTTTCGGGCATGGATAGAGATAATTTTATCAGTTTTGAAAAATATAAGAGCGAGTTTTTTAAGCCGGAATTGAAAAGGGTTGACGCAGAAACGATTTTGAAAGATGCGGAAGAAATTAAAATGGCAGACCAGAGGGGAGGGTCATAAATGCAGATTT